AAAATATGTTTATTTATATTTTTATTTATAATAAAGAAAAGTTTGAATAGGATGTACCAAAAGTATTATTCACATTGGAATAGGATACATAATGCTCCAAAGAAAATAAAAAGCTTAACATTAAGAAATATCAGCATTGTAATATTTAACCTATTATTTTATATAACTTATATAATAATAGAAAATATTAAATAATTTGCAAAGGAGGAATGAATATGGATACATGGTTCGGACTAGGTTCTTGTGATGGAGAATAGTTATGAGAAAGATTAAAAACAAAAAGTTAGAAAAGTTTTTAGCCGTGCTAGTAGAATTATTAGAATTTATCTTTATAGTTTGTTTAGCAATATTTGTATTAAAAGCAAATTTAAGAGATGTTTTAATAGTTCTATTAGTGTTTTTTATTTCTAGGTTCTCTATTGGAGAACAAGGTCATTATAAAATAGAAAGTTATTTTGATAATGGATGGAAAAGATGCTTTTTTTGGACAATGTCATTAATATTAAGTTTATCTTTAGTAATTAAATTAGGTGTATTTGTAGGTGTTTTATTTACAATATTTACTTCATTTATTATTAGTGGAAAGGCAAATATAGATGATATGACATTAGGATATAAAAGAAGAAGAGAAGATGGAAAATATTATGATATTGAAGAATTTGTAAAATATAATTTAACTAATATTAAATTAATTGAATTTGAAGAAAATCTAAAAAGAACAGATGATTTATTGTATTTAATTTATAAATATAGATTTAAAGAACAAATGACATTTAGCGAAATATCAAATAAATTAAACAATATGGAAAATGTAAGAATAGTTGAAAAACTAGACCAAATTGCATTGGCAATTAGAATACATTGTGGAATATAAAATTTAATAAAAAAGTTTAAATAGTCGTACTAGAAATAGTATGGCTATTTTTTTATACTTAAAATCAGGAAAGGGGATGTGAGAAATGAAAAAAGAAAGTCGAAATAAGTACAAAATAGATTTTGCTCGGACATCTCCTTACTATCTTGCATAAGTTAGAGGAGATTGATGTAAATTTGGAACGACAATACATCAATCTTTAATTTTTATATTTGAAACATAAACTTATATGTCTAAATTATAAAAATGGCTTATTTTTCATTTTAGAAAGGAGAAATTGATATGAATTATCCAATGTATAACAATAGTCAATTTTATATGCAAAATTTACAAGATATGAGAGACAGGATTGATAATCAAATTAAAAATTATCAACAAAGTCAAATGCAACAACAACCAGTACCACAAATAAATCAAAATTTTCAAATAACACCACAAACAAATAACAATGAATTAGAAAGTAAATATGCAAATAATATAGATGAAGTTAAAAACATATTTGTTATGAAAACAGGAGTATTTGTAAATAAAGATTTTTCTACATTATGGATAAAAGATGTAAGTGGAAATGTAAGAACTTTTAAAACAGAAGAAATTATAGAAATGGATGAAAAAGATAAAGAAATACTAATGCTAAAAAAACAAATAGAAGAAATGAAAGGAATGATTACAAATGAATATGATAATGCAGATGTTGATGACAAGATTACAGAGCAAAAATCCGCAAGGATACCAAATGGTAAACGAAGCAATGCGAAATAATGGAAATCCAGAAGCAATGCTAAAACAAGTATTAGGAAATGCAACACCAGAACAAAGACAAAATTTATTAAAACAAGCTAAAGGATATGGAGTGCCAGACAATATACTTTCTAAAATACAGAATATGAAATAGGTAGTAGATGTTTCTTGTGAAACATTTATTATAAATATTACAGAGAGAAAGGAGGACACACATTATGAACGATAATATGTCACCAGCAGATGTAGCAGCAGTTGTAGGAAACACAGATAGAAATTATGCTTATCCAGTATTTCCTTATGGAAATGGTGGAGGATTTGGTAATGGTTATGGTTCAGATTGGCTATGGATTATCTTATTACTAGCACTTTTTGGTGGATTTAATGGAAATGGAAATGGCTTTGGTGGTGGTTTTAATAACGACTATGCTTGGCTATCAAATGGTCAAAAAGAAATCATGCAAAACACTAACGAAGGATTTAATACATTACATTTAAGTAATCAAATTGAAGGTGTAAGAGATGGAATTTATGGCTTATCTAATCAATTATGTAATTGCTGTGCAGATATGCAAAGTACAGTAGCAAATGGTTTTTATAATGCAGAAATTTCTGCAAATAATAGACAAATGGCTGATATGCAACAAAACTTTGCTTTAAGTACACAATTAGCAAATGCAAGTGCAGATAATAGATTAGGAATTGCTAATCTAAATTCTACAATTTTATCAGAGAATTGTGCTGATAGAGAAGCATTAAGTAATGGCATAAGAGATATAGTAACAAATCAAACAGCTAATACTCAAAGAATATTAGACCAATTATGCCAAGACAAGATTGATGCTAAAAATGAAAAAATTTCTGAATTACAAAGGGAATTACAAATGGCAGATTTGAAAGCTAGTCAAATTGAACAAAATTCATTTATTGCTCAAGGATTTGCTAATGAAGTTGACCAATTATACAACAGATTAGCTAATTGTCCAGTACCAAGTACACCAGTATATGGTAGAACACCTATATTTACTTGCAATGGCAATAATGGATGTGGATGTGGAAACACATTTGGAAGCACATTAGTGTAAATTTTAAAAATTAATAACTAATTAAAAGCAAATAGTCGAAAGACAAACTCGTATTGAGAACTTGCTAAAAATAAGGGATATAGCAAGTCTATATCTCTTTTTTCAATATCTAAAAAGGAGGAATAAAAATGAATGGAGTAATACAAGCAATACAAGAACCAGAAGTAACATTAACTTCTAATACAGCTACATTACCATTTGCAAATGTAGATTTAAGGACTAAAAGCGCGATGAATTGCTGTGGATTTATAAATCACAATGAAGGTAGTGCATTATTTAGTATATTAGATGGTGGAGTATATGAAGTAACTTTTAATGCAAATATTACAAGTGCAACAGCAGGACAAGTAGCATTAGCTTTATTGGCAGATGGAGTACAAGTGCCAGGAACAGAAATGGATGCAGTAATAGCAGCACCTGGAGATTTTGAAAATATAAGTTTTGATAAAAAAATAAGAGTATGCTCTAAAGGAACTGTAAATTTAGCTATCACTTCTTTACCAACAATAGTATATAGTGGTGGAGCTACTCCAGTTGTAACTGATACTCAAATACCAATCATTAAGAATGCAAATATTAATATTGAAAGACTTGCATAATGAATAATTTTGAACATAACCTAGAAAATTTGTCTAATAGCTTACAAATATTAAGTTTTTTAATATTAGTTAAAGATTTTAATAATACTGATTTAATGCATTATTTAAATCATCAAGACCAATTATTAGATGAAATTATAAATCAAAATAAAGAAATAATAAATCTCTTGAAAGGAGAAAAATAATATGGAAATTGAAGATTATATAGAAAAAATAATTGACAATGGAAATGTAGAAGATATGCATAAACTTTCAGAGATGTTAGAAGATGTATTAGAAAAAATATGTGAATTTGATGAAAATATTTACAAAAAATATGAAATGGAATTATATAAGATGGCTTATGGTTCAACTTTAAGTAGAAGGATGGCAGAAGATATAGTAAGTAAAATGAAGCCTTATAGAATGAGGTGGAGTTTAGAAGAAACAAAAAGAATACAAGAAGAATACGGATTAGAAGATATAAGACCAATAGACTTTTTTGTAGTAATAAATTCAGCATATAATGATTATAAAGACTTGTTTGATGAAAATACAGAAATGTATGTAAGATTTACAAATGACTTTATAAGAGATGAAGATGCTAAAGAAGATAAAGTTTTTACATATTTTACTACAATTCCAAATTAAGAAAGGAGAATAAATTATGAATGATATGAGTTCAAATAGAAGCTACAATGATAGAGATTATGATAACAGATACTATGATGATGCTTTTTATGGTAATAGAGAAAGTTATAGAGATAATTATAGAGATTATGATAATCGTGGAAATTATAGAGATAATTATAGATATGATTATAGAGAAGATTACAGGAGAGATTATGACAGAAGAGGTGGAAGAATAAATAACAGAAATTACAGAGAACCTGAATTTTATGAGGAACTAGAAATGCTAATGGAAGATATGAGAGATGGATATAGAAAATTAGAAGATATATCTGAAATGGCACATAATCAGCAAGATAAAACTACTTTAATGAAAGTTGCACAAAAGGAAAAAGAAAATTATAACTATATTAAACAAATAGTAGAAAAATAAGAGGTAATATGGAGGAAATTTGTCAATTTACAATTAATAATAGAATATATACTATTTATGATGTTGATAAAATAACAGGAAAAGAAAATTATGTAGGAAGGTCGCATTATTTAGATAGAACTATCTATATTGAAAAAGGAACTAAAAAAGAAATGTTATTAACATTAAAACATGAATTAATGCATGTATGGTTATACGAAAATGGGCATACTAATCAATATGGAGATGAAATATTTGGATATGAAGATGTATGTGAACTTTGTGCATTAAGTAATAATTCAATCAATAGAATAGTTAGTGAATATTTATATTATAAAAATTTAAAATAATATTGTAAAATTTATAAAAATATGATATAAATATATTGTAAAGTATATTTATCTTTACAGATACCATTTTACCGAAACAGGGGATGCATATATTTTGCATTCCTCTTTTCTTTTTTAAGGAGGTGGGATTATGGAATATATTGCAAATTTACCAGTAGATTTTTGGGTTACATTAGCAACAGTTATAATCACAATTATATTAGGATTTGTAACAAAGAAATATACTAAAATAGACAATAAAAAAATACCTATTCAAAATATGTTTATAGGAGTATTTGTTTTTTTAGTACAATGGATAATAACAAAAAATCTAAATGTAGCAGTAGCAACAAGTGGAATATTAAGTGGTGGAATTTATGATATAGGTAAAGCAATTATACAATTATTTAAGAAGGAGGATTAGGATGTCAGAATTAGTTAAATATATTGTGTATAGACATATTACACCTGATAATAAATGTTATATTGGTGTTACTAAATTAAAATTACATCAAAGATTTCAAAATGGAAAAGGTTATAAAAATTGTAGAAATTTTGAAAAAGCAATACAAAAATATGGTTGGGATAATATAAAACACGAAATATTATATACAACAAGCAATAAAGAAGAAGCAATGAATAAAGAAATTGAATATATTAAAATATTTAAAAGTAATGATGAAAATTTTGGATATAATATTGAAAAAGGTGGAAGTAAAAAAGGAATGAGTGGAAATCAAAATTCTTTTTATGGAAAGCATCATACAATTGAACAAAAAGAAAAATGGAGTTTAGAAAGAAAAGGTAAAATTCCTTGGAATAAAGGTAAATATGGAGAAATAAATAAAACTAATAAATATGTAAAATGTATTGAAACAGGAGAAATTTTTAAATGCATAAGAGAAGTTGAAAGGCAGTTAAATATAATTCATACTTCTATTTGTAAATGTTGTGAAGGTAAAATTAAAACAGCAGGTGGTTATCATTGGGAATATGTGAAAGGAGAAGAAAATGAGTGAATTAAAACAAATTATAGATATTGCATTGGCTGAGGTTGGATATCTTGAAAAATCTAAAAAAGAATATGAAAAAAATCCTGAAATTATATATGATAAATATGCAGGTGCAGGGGAAAATAATTGTACAAAGTATGCAAAAGAAATGGATGATTTAAATTTATATAATGGTAAGAAAAATTTTTATCCTTGGTGTAAAGTGTTTGTAGATTGGTGTTTTGTACAATCAGTTGGAAAAGATAGAAGTAGAGAATTACTATTAGGTTGGACAGCAGGAGTATTACAAGAATATAATTGGTTTAAAGCTAACAATATGGTTTATTTTACACCACAAGTAGGAGATTTAATAATATTTGGAGACTGCGACCATATAGGAATTGTTAAAAGTTATGATAGTTCTAAAGTATATACTATTGAAGGAAATACATCTGGTAGCACAGGATTAGTTGCAAATGGTGGAGCAGTAGTAGAAAAATCTTATTATAGAACAAGTTCTTATATTAAATGTTATTGTAGACCAAATTATAAAGGAGAGCCAGTTCCACCAACACCACAACCTACAGGAGATGCACAAATAAGAGCAATACAAGAATGGTGTAATACTTATAGTTGCAACAATATTGCAGTTGATGGGTACTATGGACAACAAACTAAAGCAGCTATAATTAAAGTATATCAAACAGAATTGAATAAACAATTTAATGCAGGTTTAGTAGTTGATGGTTATATGGGACCAAAAACAAAGAGTAAATCTCCAGTAGTAGGATATGGTGCAGAAGGTAATATAACAAAATCTATTCAAAGTATGTTATATTGTAGAGGCTATAATACAAATGGAGTAGATGGACTATATTATGATGGAACTAAAAAAGCAGTAAAAACATTTCAATCAAATCATGGACTAAATGCAACAGGAACATTCGAAAAAGAAACAGCTTATAAATTATTTAATAATTATTAATAAAATAAAAATATAAAAGGGTAGTATATTGATACTACTCTTTTTTTATAGTGTAAAAATTTTTAAAATAAATTTATAAAAAAGTATTGACAATGTAAAAACTTAATGTTATAATTAAATTAGAAAATGAAAAGGAGGTAAAGGATATGATAAAAGTAAAATTTAATTATTTAAAATTTTGTATTGGAAATTGTAGAGATTATTGGAGAAAACCAGTAGTAATGATATATGAATTTGATACTAAAGAAGAAGCTAATAAATGGATTAAAAGAGCAAATGAAAGAAATACACATAGAAACGATGACCATTTTACAGATATAGAATTAATAGAAGAAAGGTAGGTAAAGATTATGAAAAGAAATTTAGGAGAGATTTGGAAAGTAAAAGAAGGAAGCAAAACAATTTGGAAAGTACAATTCCCAAAAGGTATAATGAGTTTTAATACAAAAAAATTAGCAATGCAATGGATTGAAGCTTTTGAATTAAATAAATAGAAAGGTAGGTAAAGTTATGATAACAATAAATGGAGAAAAGGTAATTAAATATCATATACATGGAGAATACCAAGGAGATTTATGTTTTGATAATTTAACTACATTAAAAGATACATATAACAAATTAAAAGAAACTAAAGAATTTGATAGAAGTCATTATATAGAAGATAACTACTGGATAGAATGTGAAACAGATACAGTAATGTATGGAGATTATAAAATAAGAAAATACAAAAATAGATACACATTAGTTAATCTACAATAGAAAGGTGGTAATTAGTATGTGGGTAATTATACAATTAAGAGACAGAGATGAGACACCATTGTTTAAAGAAGATGATTATCAAGATGGATTAATATTTGATGGATATACTACAAAAAAGGAAGCATTAGCAGAAGTAAAAAATTGGAAATATATACAAAAATTATCTATAGGTTTTGGTTTAGAAGATAAAAAGTATAGATGGGTAGTAGTTAGAGAAGAAGAAATTTAATTTATTAAATAGTAGATATGAAAAATATTTACTATTTATATATTTTTTTATAAAAAGTATTGACAGTGTAAAAACTTAATGATAGAATAAGGACATAAAATAAAGAAAGGGGTATTTAAAAATGAGAAATCAATTAAAAACATTAAAAGCACAAAAAACAAAATTACTTAATAAATCAACAAAGTTAGTACAAGAATTTATACAATTACAAGATAAATTAAAAGAGGTAGAAATTAAAATAAAAGAAATAGAAAGCGAGGGAAAATAATATGGAAAGATATAAAGTTATAATGGAAGGAATAAATCCAAGAGATAATTTACTAATGGGAACAGGGTTAACAATAAAACAGGCTAGGGAATTAAAAAAGAAATGTAAAGAAGAAGATTATTTACATTATTATGAAATTTATTTAATGGAAGGGGATAAATAATATGGAAACAATAATAGGAATAGGAATAGCAAGTTTTATGATAGGAATTAAATTATTTATAGGATTAGTAATAGCATTATTAATACAATTAATTAGTTATCAAGTTTTTAATTTTAATATATACAAAAAATTAGAAAGTATTTTTTTAGGAAAGGAGGGAAGGTAAAATGGAAGATATTGAAGAATTAGAAATAACTATACAAAATTTAAACAATGCAATTAATAATATTGTTAAAGCAATGAATGATTTAAAAGATGTTGATAATGTTGATGAACAATATAAGGCATTAGATATAGCAGAACAAGAATTAGAAGATGAAAGAATGCGATTAGAAAGTATTTTAGAAGAATTAGAAGAAGAAGCAATAAATGAAGCAAGTAAAGACCAATGGGAAGCAGAAAGAAAAGAATTAGAACAAGAATATTGGAATAGTCAATTTTAAGGAGGAATTAAAAATGGAATATAAAAAATTAGAGGAAATGAATAAAGTTTTAAAAACAATAGATGTAAAAGGAAAAGATTATGTTGAGGTTAATACAAGAATAAAAGCATTTTGGGAGTTATGTCCAGAAGGAAGAATTGTTACACAAATTTTGAAATTAGAAAATGATATATGTGTTATACAAGCAGCAATATTTGAAAATAAAATAGATGCAGAACCAAGAGCAACAGGAATAGCATACGAAAAAGAAGGTAGTACATTTATAAATAAAACAAGTTATATAGAAAATTGTGAAACAAGTGCAGTAGGAAGAGCATTAGGAAATGCAGGAATAGGAATTGACACTTCAGTAGCAAGTGCAGAAGAGGTACAAAATGCAATATTACAACAAGATATGGAAAAGAAAATAGATAAAACACAAGTAGATGCATTATACGATTTAATTAAGAAAAGAGCAGTAGAAAAAGATGAAGTATTAGCAACACTTAAAGAAAGAGGATATGAAAAGTTAGCAGATATAAAAATGAAAGATTATATGGGAATAGTAAAAACATTTGAATGTTTTGTAAGAAATTAGGAGGTGTATAATATGAAATATGAAGATACAACATTAGAAGAATGTTTTATAAAATATCACGAATATAAAATAGCAAGTATATTTGATGCAGATAAAAAAGAAATTAAATTTATGGAGGAATAAATGGAACTTTGGCAACAAATAGAAGAAAAACAAAAAATGCTAGATAAAGCAATAAAAGATTTAGCAAAGAATGGTTATGATTTAGCAGAAAAAGAAAAAAATTATAAAATGGAATTATGTAAAAAAGCATTAGAGTTACGAGCTAAAGATACACCAGTAACATTAATAAATCAAATAATATATGGATATGAAAATATACCAGAATTAAGATTTGAAAGAGATACAGCAGAAGTAAAATATAATGCAAATCAGGAATACATCAATACAATTAAGTTGCAAATAAGAATACTAGAAGGACAATTAAGTAGAGAATATGGAAATAGTAAATAGGAGGTAAAATGATATGAAACAATATGATATAATATTAAAAGCAATGTTGAATAATAGAAATAAGAAAGAATGGAAAGCAACAGACTTTCAAAAAAAACCATATTTTGTAGGATATGAAGCTAGTCCACGAATGAGTGAACTTGCAAAGATGTATCCAGATTTACTAATAGTAGGAAGAGATGGAAGATTTAGAACATTGTCAATAAATTGGGAATGTGAAGAAATAGAAAGATATATTAAAGAATATAAAGAAGAACCATTTTTTTTATTAGATAAGAATTGGATAGAAAAACATATACCAAGAATAGATTAGGAGTAAAAATGTATTGTAAATATTTATCGAAGTGTTTAAATGGAAAATTAAAGTGTAAACTATTAAAACAAGTAATTACATTAGATAAATGTAAAAACTGCTTAAATTTTATTGTGGAGGCAAATAAGCCTATTAAAAAAGTAAGTAAGAAAAGAATATTTGTAAAAAAACAAATTTATGATATAGTTTATGAAAGAGATAAAGGCAAATGTAGATTATGTGAAAATACTCAAGTAGAACTTCATCATATAATTTACAAAAGTGAAAATAAAAATTTAATAAATGAGCCAACAAATTGTATAATGTTATGTACAAAACATCATAAATTAGTACATAGTAACAAACATTATTGGCAACCAATATTAAAGGAGATGATAAATAAATGACTATATTTGAATATATAAAAGAAGAGGCTACAATTGAAGAACTTGCACTATTATTTTTATTTTTAGAAAATGACAGTGGATATTATTCGAAAAATAATATTGATAGCTTGGAATATTTAGGCACAACAAGATTAATGGATATTAAAGAATTTGATATAGAAGACCAGAAATGGTATAAATACGCATTAGAAAAATTAAATAATGAATTAGTTTTTGATGTTAAAAGGGAGGAAATTAAATGAACATAATAGGAAAAACAATGATATTTAAAAGTGAATATGGATATAGTACAATAGTATCTAATAAAATGCAAAATGGAGAATATGAAAAAATATATGTATCAGTACAATTACCAAAAGAAATAGAATTAGAAAATAAGACTTTAATTGAAATAAAAAGTGCATTTTTATCTTTTTATAAAACAAAAGAAGGATTACCAAAAATTAAAATAGTAGTTTTAGATTTTGAACAATTAAATAATTTTTTTTATGAAAAAAAGGATGAAGATGATTTACCATTTTAAAGGAGGATACACAAATGTATAAAATAAAAAAAGATGAAATAAAAAAATATAAAAAATGGGGAATAGTAAGAGATATAGCAAAAAAAACAGGACTAACAGAAGGATATCTATCACAAGTATTTAACAATAAAAGAATTATAAATAAAAAGGTATGTGCTTATGCAATAACAAAAGCAATAAATGATGATTTAGAAATAGAAAATTTATTTGAAATTATGTAAAATAAAGTATTGACAAATAAAAAAATTAAATATAAAATATAAACACAAAAGACAAACCAACACAATTAAATAGATATCTAAAGTTTATCCATAAACTTTTTATATACATAAGGAAACTTGCTTGGTTTGTCGCAGGTTTCCTTATTTGTTTATTAGGAGGAATATTATGAAAGAAAGCATAGTATTTTATAAAAGTTTTTTTGAGGCAATACAAAATATTCCTCAAGAAGAACAATTAAAATTATATAATGCAATATTTAGTTATTCATTTACAGAAATAGAACCTGATATTGAAGAAGGAATAGCAAAAGCAATGTTTATATTAATGAAACCTAATATAGATAGTGCAAATGCTAGATACAAGGCAAGTGTAGAGAATGGTAAAAAGGGTGGCAGACCTAAAAAAGAAACCCAACAAAAACCTAATAAAAACCTAAATAAAACCCAACAAAAACCTAGCCAAAACCTTAATGATAATGATAATGTAAATGATAATTATAATATAAAAGAAAATAATAAAAAGAAAAGTAACACACCAACATTAGAAGAAATAAATGAATATATTTTAGAAAAACAATTAAAAGTAGATGGAAAACAATTTTATGATTATTTTACAGAAGGAAATTGGATAGATGCAAAAGGTAATAAAGTAAAGAATTGGAAACAGAAATTATTAACTTGGGATAAATATCAAATAACAAAAAAAGATATTCCAAAAAAAGAATTTAAAAATTATGAACAAAGAGAATATGATGATTTAAGTAAATTTTATGCAAATTAGGAGGTAAAATGGTATGGATATAAAAAATAGAATAGTAGATGAATTAATAGATTTAGAGCTACCATTAAATGGTATAGCATTTGAATATTGGATAGAAATATTATTAAAAGAATATAACAATGATTTTAAAAGTATTAATATGATGGAAAGATACGAATATTTAGCAAAGAAATATTGGTGTAGTATTTCTTCAGTAGAGAGAGCTTTATTAAGAGGCATAAAATTAATGGAAAAAAGAATAAGAGCTAAATATAAAATAAAAACAAAGATAACAAATGAAACATTAATTATATTATTTAAATTAAAAGTATTTTAGGAGGAAATATGAAATTTCATTGTTTTTTTGAACAAAGTGGAACATTTAAAAATGAATTTAAAAAATTGGGTTATGAAGCAATAGATTATGATATACAAAATGAATTTAACGAAACAGACCAAGTTATTGATTTATTTGAAGAAATAGAAAAAGGCTATAATAATAAGCCAAGTATATTTGATAATGTGGATAAAGAAGATTATATAATAGCCTTTTTCCCATGTGTTAGATTTGAAACACAAATAGGAATGGCTTTTAGAGGACAACAATGGCAGTTAAAAAGTAAAAGTGATATTGAAAAACTAGAATATGATTTAAAATTACATAAGGAATTGGATTTAATGTACGAACAAATTACAAAATTAGCATTAATCTGTTTAAAAAATGGAATATCACTTATAATAGAAAATCCTTATAGTCCAGACCATTATTTAAAACAATAATGGGCGATACCTTGTACTTTTGTTGATAAAGATAGAAGTATAAGAGGAGATTATTATAAAAAACCAACACAATATTGGTTTATAAATTGTAAACCAAAATACAATATGATTATGGAAGCATATACTTGGAATTTAGATAAAAAAAAGACAATAGAAAAAGTAAATAATAAAACAGAAAGAAGTATGATAGCTCCAGAATATGCAAATAGGTTTATAAGAGAATTTATATTAGATAAGGAGTGGGAAAATGAATATTAAAGATAAGATAGTAAATGAATTAATAGACTTAGACTTACCCTTAAATGGAGAAGTATTTGAATATTGGTTAGATATATTATTAGCAGAACATAATAAGAAATTTAAGAGTTCAAATATGATGGAAAAGTATGAATATATAGCAAAAAAGGGAAATGTACTGTATCATCAGTAGAAAGAGCATTATTAAGAGGAACAAAATCTATGAAAAAGAGAATAATAGAAAAATATAATATAAAAACGAAAATAACAAATGAAACGATAGTTATTTTGTTTAAATTAAAGGTATTTTAGGAGGTAGAATATGAAAGTAAAAGAATTATCAAAAGAAGCTAAAGAATTAAATTATTCAGATAATATACCATTATTTGACTGGATATATTTTGTACCACAAAGAAGAAAACATGACTCTGGTTATAATATTATGGAAATATATGGAGTTATATTTAATAGTGAAACATTAGAAGAAAAAATATATAAATTATCTTCAATAAGTGATGTAATAGATTTTAGTAAAAGTATTGAAAATAAAAAAAGATTTTTAAGTATAGATATACCAGAATATAATATAATAAGAGTATTTCCAAGAGAAAATAAAAAATTTAAAATAGATTATTTGAATATAAGTTCATTTTATATAGAAATTGTATAAAGGAGAATAAAATGAGCCATAATAAAAGTGCTAAAGAAGCATTAATAAAAAAGTATGGAGAACAATGCTTTATAGATAGATTAAAAATAAATACAGAACCTAGAACATATAAAAGCAGTAAACAATATAAGAAAATGAAAAAATTAACTTATCATCATATAGTAGAAAAACAAAATGGGGGAGAAGCTACTATAGAAAATGGAGCTTTATTAAGTGTTGAAAATCATGAATGGTTCCATAGACAAGATGCAATAACTCAACAAATATTAAACAGTTTATTTCAAGAATTAAAAGAAGTAGAATTAATAGATAATTTAGAATTACCATTTGAACTAAAAGCTAAAGTAATACAGTTTAATGAAAAAGGTAAGGTAATAGAACAGGAAAGGGAGAAAGAAGAAAGATATGAGTAAAGCAGATGAAATGTTTAAAGAATTAGGGTATGAAATATCAGAAGAAGTTAGTGAAAAAATAAATAAATATGGTTGTGGTATTCAATTCAAAAAAGAAATGGCAGTTACAACAAGATATATAGAATTTTATTATTATCATAAACAAATTTGCATTTATGAAGACCAATATATAGATGATAAAGTTATAAGACACGATAGTATTAATTTTGGAATGCAAGAACTACAAGCAATAAATAAAAAATGTAAGGAGTTAAAATGGATTTAATAAAAAGAAAGGGTGGTTATAATGGAAGAACATAAATGTATAATAGCAGAATGGTTAAATTATGAAGATACAACTTTAATTACATTTGAAGATTTAAAAGAAAAAATACAAGAATATAATGAAACTTATGAATATGCTTTTAATAACTATGGGCAAGATTTTGTTAATGGACTTATGAAAAAGAAAAATATAGAAGATTACTTTGATGGTCGTAAAAATACTAATATAAATAAATTTAATTATTGTCCATATTGTGGAGAAAAAATAGATTGGAAAGAATTAAAAGGTAGGAGTAAATTATGGAATATATAACTTTTAAGCAATTTATATATACAATAAATATAAGAGATTGTTACAAAATAGATGGAAAAGAAATATCAGACAATCAAGTAATAAGATTATATTATGGAACAGAATATAAAAAAGACAATTATACAGAAATTGGTTGGTATGATTATTTTAATAAAGATGCAGTATGGGAAATTTTGAAATTATCATTAAATAAAAATATACTAGATAGTGTAGTAACAGATTTTAGATACAATAGAGATATTGAATGTTTTGAAGTCTATTTGGCATTAAGAAAAGATTTAGAAGAAAACTTACAAGAATATCAAAATTAGTAAAGGAGTAAAATATGGAAGAAGAATTTAAAGAAGAAAAAACCAATAAACTTATTGATAATAATATCCCAGAAACTATAACAAAATTACTTATAACATTAGATATAGATAGTGTTAGTATAATATATCCTAATAAGGATAGTATTACTTCTGAGAAAATTTTTAGAAAAAATCTTGTTATCTTAATTAATTATATGTATGAATTAGCAACAAGATTATCTTACGAAGAAAGTCAAGCTAGACTATATAAAAACTTTTATGAAAGAAGAATAGAAAATAGTATATTAATATCAAAAATAGATGAAAAAATACAAGATTTACAAGAAAACAGTAATGGAGATGATTATAGTTTAATAAATGTAATAAATATTCTAAAAGATTTATCAAAAAAGGAGAATTAGTATGGAAGAAGAAAAATTAAATAATTTAATATATCTTTTAAGAATACATCATATAGATAGTGAGCCTTTAGAAAATCTAATAAAAGGATATAAAGAATTAGAAGAAAAAAATTTTGGATACACAATAAAAATAGCATTATTACAAGCAGAAATTATAGAAAGTGAAAAAGAAAGAAAAGAAAATTACATACCAAAATCAAAAGTAAAAGAAAAGATAGAAGAACAATATGGAAGATTATGTATGGAATTAGGTTCGTATGAAAGAGATAATGCAACATCTCATCAAGAACGAATAGCAGGTGGAATAAATGAATTAAGAAAATTAAGAAAAGAACTATTAGAAGGAGATGAATAGATATGGGAATATGTCATTATTCAATAGATTGGGCACCTGAACAAACAAAAATAAATAAACAAGCAGGTCAAAGTTATTCAAATATAAATTATATAAATACAAATTTTGCTCAACAAGGTTGGCAATGCCCAGCATGTAAAAGAATATTAGCACCATTTGTTCCAGAATGTCCTTGTGGTGGACAAGGTATGGAAACTTGGACAACTACAACTACTGAAGGTACAGGAAACAAAACAATAATAATGAACTATCCAGAAGATTTTAAGAAAGTAGATGAGCAATTAAGTGATATACCACATTGTTATTGCAACCAAGCAAAGCATATGGAAGGAGATAAATAGATATGAATTTAAAAGAAATAGAAAAACAATATGGAGAAGGAAATGTAAATATAACTTTTATGTTAGAAGGATTAGTAGACCAATTTGAAAAAGATAAAACATCATTAGACATACAACAATTACAATTATTATGTGAATATTTAATTAAATATAGAAGGAGATGAATAGATATGGATGAAGATGAAATAATAAAAGAATTTAAAGATTTAATATATAATCCTATTTATAATTCAATAATTCTAAAAGATGAAGAAGGGTTTACTCAATGGCACGAATTATTTGAAAATGTATTAGTCCTATATAATAAAGAAAAAGAAAGAAATAAAGAATTAGAAGAACAAAATAATGAATTAATTGAAATCAACAATAAATATAATGATATGAATTATGAAACAAAAATTGCAGAAAATTACATACCAAAATCAAAAGTAAAAAAAAGATAGATATATTAAATACAAACATAGTAAATGCAGAAAGATTTGATAGAGATTATATAGGAAATTGTAGATTTGCTAAATATATATTACAAGAACTATTAGAAGAAAAGGAGTAAGTTATGAATAATGTAGATTTTTATTTAATGGATTTAAAAAGTAAATTTGGTAAAATAAATCCTAAAGAATATTATTTATCATATTCTGGTGGTAAAGATAGCCATTTTCTTTTTTGGTTTATTAAGGAGTACTTAAAAAATGATGACATAAAAATAGTAGGAATAAATACTTATATGGAACACCCAGAAATAAGAAAAAGAATTTACGAGAATTGTGATATTGTATTATTACCAACTAAAAAACCTTTTGAAATTAAAGAAAAATATGGAATACCTTGCTTTTCTAAATGGCAAGATGATATGATACATAGATACCAAAATGGTTCAAGACAGCCATATTTAATTGAAAGGATAACTGGTATTCATAAATATACAGGAGAAAAAATTGTAGGTAGATTTAAGCTAAATAATACAGCAAAAGAGTTATTATTAGCAAACAAATTACATAAAATAAGCCCGAAGTGTTGCACAAAATTAAAAAAAGAACCAGCAAGAAGATTTGAAAAAGAAAGTGGATTAAAACCTATATTAGGTGTAAGAGGTAATGAAAGTGGTTTAAGGAAGAAACAATATCAAAGTTGCTTTACTAAAGATAAGAAATTTACTCCACTTTGGGATTTAACAGACGAAATGTTAGATGCAATATATAAGCAATATAATATTGAAATACCAAAAGTTTATGAAAAAGTCTGTAGGACAGGCTGTATGGGTTGTCCTTATGGAAGTTATAAACATGATACCGAAAAAGAACTAGCTTTATTAAGTAAAAGTCAAAGGGAATTTGTTACAGAATATTTTAAAGAAAGTTATGAAGTATTAGGAATTAAAATAGAAGGAGATAAATAGTTATGGATAATATAGCACAAATAGAAATATTAAAAATAGTTCAACATATACTTTGGTTAGTTAGTGCATTTTGGCTAGGATATGAAACAGGAAAACAACATATTTATACAAAACTAATAGAAAAAGATAGGGAACAAATTAATAATACATTACAGCAATTAAAAAAGAGAGGAGATAAATAGATATGAGTGAATTAAGTAAAGAAAATGTAATAAAAGACACAGTAAATCAATTTATAGAATATGCAGAAGAAATGTTAGATAGCTATGACTATGAAAGACCAGTTGATGTAACAATAAATAAAGAAGATATAGAGTGTATTAAGGGTTTATTAGACCTATACAATAAAGAAAAAGAAAAGAATAAAGAACTAGAAAAAACAATTTTAGAATTTGTTAATGACAGAGAAAGAATATTAAAAACACCAGTTATTAGTAAAGATAAAATAAAAGAAATAGCAGATGATTATGAAAGTAAAGGGTATATTGAAATAGCAGGAGCTATGAGAGAACTATTAGAAGAAAGGAATTAAGATATATGTATATGTTAAAAAGTGAAGATGAAAGATTAAGTGAATTTTATGAAATAGGAATAAATAATGATAAATATAATATATTCACAGATGCTTTTGGAGAGTTTATACACGAAATGAATAATGTTGATTTAAGTGAAGAAACTAAACAACATTTATATGACATTTTTATAAAAGATATGATTATTTATCATAAAAATGCAGGATTAGTAGAAAAAGTAGAAGAAAGTTAGGTGAATAAGATGAATAAAAAAGAAGTAATTGAAGAAATACAAGATTATGTATTAGATAGAGCTAAAATATTAAGAGATAATGAAGAAATCTCTAAAGAAGATAAATTAAAATTAGCTGATGTCTATTTAGACATACATAAGTTTTTAAGAGAATATGACAAGAATGTTAAAATATTAAATGATTATAGACTACATGAGAAATTCAAATCAAAAGATTATGGCGATGATGATAGATATAATTATTAAGGAGTGATATATATGGAAGTTAAAGAAGATTGTTTTGCTTATGATAGTAAATATAAACAATGTACAGCTCTAAATGATTTATATTGCAAAAATGAAGAATGTAGATTTTATAAAAATAAAGAAAAGATGTCTCAATCATATATAAGAAGTTGCATAAGAAAGTATGCTCCAATAAGTAAAAAATAAATAGTTGCATTTTATAAAATAATATGATAGAATATAAAAAAGCACAGAAGAAAGAAGGTAATTTTATGTTTATTTTAGGATTATTTTTAGGTACATCATTAGGAATAATAATTATGGCAATGTTACAAATAACAAGAGGAGAAGAAGATGATAATTAAAATTCCGTTGTTGTGCAGAAGTAAAAAAAATAGTCAAAGGATAGTATATAATAAGTATCTAAAACGAGCCTTGATAGTACAAAGTGAAACATACTTAAAATTTGAACAAGATTGTGGTATATTTCTTAAAAAATATCAAGGAGATACAATTATTTATCCAATAAACTTAAAATGCCTTATTTTTGTTTCTGACAAGAGAAAAAGAGATTTAACAAATTTAGAAAATGCAATAGCAGATATATTAGTAAAATATAAAATAATAGAAGATGATAATTATAATATAATAGCAGGATGGGATGGCAGTAGAATAATATATAGACCAAAAGAAGAACCTGAAATTATATTAGAAATAACTAAAATGTAGATATTAATATGCTAGGTAATTAATATAAAGCATACCTCTAAATAGTTATATAATTTATATAAACCTCAATCTTTAAAAAATATACATAGAACTTCCTAGCAGTTCTATTAATCGAGTGGTTAGTGTAAACGGAAGCACATGGATTAATTATCCATAGAAAAAGGTTCAATTCCTTTCCTCTCGACCAAATTATATATTGTATGTAGTGATATATATAAAAATATAGTTTGCCATTAATTTGACAAGAAGTTGCAACTACTATATTAGCTTGGGTGAGCTCGAGGTATATCATTACACAGAGTATATACAAAGGAGGAAATGGTATGAAAAGTTTTAAAGGTAGTAAAATAGCAATTTATATTGATAATGATTATAAAAAAGAAAAACAATGGAAAGAAAAAGTTAAAAGAGTAGAGCAGAGTAAAAATAAAACATTAATAGAAAATAAGGAGAATAAATAAAATATGAATTATAAAAGATACATAAATATGATATTATTACAATTAAGTAATAAATATGATTGTGTATTAACAGAAATAAAAACATATAAAGAGTATAAAAAATATAATAGCATTAGATTAATATTATATAAATATGATGAAGAAGGAAATAAAAAGCAATATAAAAATATAGAAGTAAGAAATGAAAGAGATTTATTAATTAAGTTAAAGGAGATGATATAATTGGCAAAAAGATTAACTGAAAAAGAAATAAATAAAATTGTTGCTGATTATATTACAACTCAAAATTATTCGGAAACTTCAAGAATTAATAATGTAAACGAAAAAACCGTTAGAAGAATTATAAAAGAACAAAATCACGAAGAAATGGTACAAAAAGCCGAACAAAAAAAGGAAGAAGATACTAAAGACATACTGGAATATATGGATACAATAAAGGAAAAACAAAAAAAAATAATAGATTTATCATTACAAGCATTAGAAGATAAATTAAAAAGTCCAGATATGTTTACTAATGTAAAAGATATAGCAACAGTATATGGAGTTATATTTGATAAAGCATTAAAATATAAAGAAATACAATTAAAATCAAAAGAGAATGAAGAGACAGAAAAGAAAAATGGTGTAATTGATGAATTAATAGGAGCATTAAATAAAGCAAAGGAAAATAAATAAAATAATGCAGTGGCGGAACAGGTAGACGCTTTAGGATAGGTTGGCTGATGAGGCACTATCGGTTGAGTTTCGGAGTGAAACCAGGTCACACGCCTTTACATATTGAATGTAAAGTGTTCCAGTTTAGGGAACTGGCTCATGTAAGGTGCAAATCCTTACCTGCATTATTATATATATCTGTTTAGTGTAATGGTAGCACAATAGTCTCCAAAACTATTAGTTAAGGTTCAAGTCCTTAAACAGGTGCCAAAGGAGAATAAAATAAATAATGAGTAAATCATTGGAAGAAATGTTAAATCCAAAGCAAATAGATTTTATGCTATATGATGATAATAGAATAAACTTATTAACAGGAAGTGTTAGAAGCGGTAAGACTTATGTATCATTGTTAAAATGGGCTATATTTGTTGGAAGTATGCCAGAGAACAGTGAATTCTTAATGACAGGCAAGACAATAACAGCACTTAAAAGAAATTGTTTAGGATTATTACAAGATTTAGTTGGAGATAATTTTAAATATAGTTTAAGTCAAAAGACTGGTACATTATTTGGTAGAAGAATATGGTTAGAAGGTGCAAATGATGATAGAGCAGAAAGTAAGATAAGAGGTATGACACTTGCAGGAGCATATGTAGATGAGTTAACACAAATACCAGAAGACTTTTATAGAATGCTATTATCAAGATTAAGTATAAAAGGTGCTAAATTATACGCAACAACAAACCCTGATACACCAACACATTGGGTAAAATTAGACATAATAGATAATGAAGAGATAGATAAAAAAATATGGCATTTTACATTTGATGATAATGAAATATTAAGAAAAGAAAATCAAGAGTATTTTGACAACTTAAAAAAAGAATATCAAAGTATGGGAGAAGTATATTATCAAAGATTTATAGTAGGTTTATGGGTACTTGCAGAAGGTATTATATACAAACAATTTGCAAATAATCCTGATATGTTTATAAAAGATGAAGCAGTTGATGAATATGGAAATCCTATAAGATTTATGATAATATCAATAGGGATAGATTACGGAGCAACAGAAGGAGAAACAGAATTTAAAGCAACAGGAATAACACAATATTTTAGAGAAGCATGGACAATAGATGAATTAAAAATGGCAGGATTACACACACCAGAAGATATGTACAAACAATTTATAGAGTTCTATAAAAGAGTAGTTGCAAAATATGGTAAAGTAACACATTGTTTTGCAGATTATGGAGCATTAGGACAAGTATTAACTTATGGAATGAATAAGTACTTACAACAAAATAACATACCACTTAAAATAGAGGATTGCATAAAAGGGGTAATTAATGATAGAATATTTTTAGACCAAATGTTATTTGCACAACATAGAAGATTTATTTTAAAGGATTGCAAATATTTAATAGAAGCATATAAGTTAGCAGTATGGGATGAAAAACACGAAGATACAAGACTTGATGATGGAACAACACCAATAGATGATTTAGATGCAAGTGAATATTCAATGTTTCCTTTTTATGATAAATTTATGATAACAATACAAAACAATTAACATAAGAATAACGAATATTATTTATGTAAAACAATTAGAGAAATATTGAAAAATAAACATTTGTTAAAAATAGAGTGTTAAAAAATGCCGACAAAACACTTTTTAAAAGTTTATATTATGTAAATGGGAGGGATAATATGAAATTAGAAGATTTTTTACAAAAACAATATGGATATAATCCAGATGTAAAAGATGCAATTAAGACATACATAAGTCAATGGGAAAGTTGGTATAAAGGTAATGTAAAGAGCTTTCATAATTATTTTATATATAATGGACAAAGGAAAGTAAATAAAACAAGATATACTTTAAATATGGCAAAAGAAATAAGTGAAGATTGGGCAGATATATTATGGAGTGAAAAATGCAAAATATCTTTAAAAGATGAAAAAACACAGGAACAATTTGATGAATTAATAGACAATTTAGACTTATATACATTAATAACACAGACAATTGAAAAATCAGGAGCATTAGGAACATCAGCAGTAGTAGTAAGTGCATATGATATAGTTAAAAATGAAGATAGAATGACATTAGATGTAAGCAATGCAAAAACAAGAGTAAATGTAGTTGATATAGATTGGATTTATCCTTTAAGTTGGAATAATAATGAAATAACAGAATGTGCATTTGGAAGTGTTGAATATATAAATGGACAAAAGCATATTGTTTTATCAGTACATAAATTAAATGATAATGGAAATTATGTAATAATAAATCATTTATTTAGGGAAACAAATGGAAATCTAACAGAAATAACAACACAAGAAGGAACAGAAAATCAATTTGATACAAAGTCAAATGTAAAATGGTTCTCTGTATTTAAACCATTATTAACAAATAACTTATTTGATAATAATCCATTCGGAATACCACATTATGCAAATGCAATAGATGTAATGAAAACAGTTGATATAGATTTTGATGCATTTAAGAATGAAGTAAAAGATGGAAGAAAAAGAACTTGGGTAAGAGCAGAAATGCTTAATTATGATAACGGAGAACAAAAATTAACATTTGACCCTAACGATACAGATGTATATGTATTACCAAAGGGAGCAACAAAAGATGATTTAATACAAGCTGATGCAGAAAAATTAAGAGTAGCAGAGCTAATTAATGCAATAAATACATCTTTAAATATTTTAGGAAACAAAGTTGGATTTGGAGAAAATCATTATCATTTTGATGGAACTAATTTAAGTACAGCAACTGCAGTAATATCAAGTAATAGTAAAATGGCAAGAAGAATGAAGAAATTACAAATAGGATATGAAAGTGCTATATATGATTTAGTAAAAGCTATTTGTTATGTATCAACAATATTTGGAACATATAACTTAAACACAGATGATATGGTAATACAATTTGATGATAGTATAATAGAAGATAAAGAAGCAGAAAGTCAAAGAGCATTAAGAGAATATAATGCAGGATTAATATCAGCAGTTGAATATAGAATGAAAATATTTGGAGAAACAGATGAAATAGCAAAACAAAAAATAGAAGAAATAAAAGCAAGTGAGCCAAGTGTTGAAGATGTAATAAATAGCAATGCAGAATAGGAGGAAATCCTATGTTAAATCATGAAGTAGAAGAACAATTAGCAGAAAGATTAGCAAATAGAATAGAAGAAACTAATACAAAGATATTAGAGAAAATAGGAAAAGCAATAAAGACAATAAGCACATTAAGTCCAAGCCAAGCTTATCAAGTTAGTCAAATATTAAAGTATGGTGGAAGTTATGAAGAAATAGCAAAAGAATTAGCTAAAGTTAGTGGAAAGAATGTACAAGAAATATATAAGATATTTGATGAAGTAGCAAAACAAAATAAACAATTTGCTAAAGATTTTTATAAGTATAGAGGTATTGATTATATACCATATAGCAAAGATATAGCATTACAAAATCAAGTAAATGCTATTGCTAGATTAACAGCAGAAAAATATTTAAATATATCTAATACCAGAGGAATAGGACTTTTATTTGAAGGATTAGATGGACAAGTATCATTTAAGAATATGCAACAAAGCTATTATGAAATTATAGATAAAGGAATATTAGCAATAAGTCAAGGAAAAGAAACTTTTCAGACAGAAATGCGAAGAATAATGAAACAATTGGGTAATAACGGAGTTGTATTATATGAAAGCGGTAGAACTAGAAGATTAGATAGTGCAGTAAGAATGAATATATTAGATGGTATAAGACAAGTAAATAATGAAACAGCAAAAAAATTTGGGGAAGAATATGGAGCAGATGGAGTAGAAATAAGTGTACATAGTAATCCTGCACCAGACCATGCAGAAATACAAGGTAGACAATTTAGTACAATAAAACCAAGTCCAAATGAATTAAGCGAATATGAAAAATTACAAAAATACGGAATAGCTAAAGATGTAAAAGGTAGAGAATATGATTTACATATGCACTTAAAAAATAATGAAACAGCAAAAGAATTTAGACCAATAAGTGAATACAATTGTTATCACACAATATTTACAATAGTATTAGGAGTAAGTGAGCCTTTATATACAGATGAGCAATTAAAGAAAATCCAAGAAGATAATGAAAAAGGATTTGAATTTGAAGGTAAACATTATACTATGTATGAAGGCACACAATTACAGAGAAGAATAGAAACATCAATAAGGAAACAAAAAGATACACAAATACTTGCAAAAGCAAGTGGAGATATGGAACTTGTAGGAGAAAGTCAAAGAAAGATAACAATATTAACACATAAATATAATGATTTAAGTAAAGCAAGTGGATTATTACCTAAAAAAGTTCGCATGAGTGTTAGTGGATATAGGAGAATTAAAGTATGAAAATAGCAATAGATAAAAGTTGTATAAATAAAATAAAAGACTTTACAGAATTTGAATATATTTATGTATTTGATGATGAACCATTACAAGAACTACTTAATTTGAAGTTACATTGTGTAAATAAAGAGTTTTTAGATGAAGTTGATATAAATTTATCTTCTTATGATATAAAGTGTCTTAAAAAGGCAAATATAAGCGATAAAGATTGGAAGAAACCACCAGAATTAAAACAAAATAAATTTGGAATAATAGTACCTAACTATAATTATGAAGAATGGATAAGTAAATGTTTAGGAAGTATAGCAGAACAAACATATAGAAATTTTGAAGTAATATTTGTTGATGATATGAGTACAGATAAATCAGTAGAAATTGCAGAAACATTTAAAGATAAAATGAATATTAAAATAGTTAAGTTAAAACAGAAAAGATTAAATGGTGGAGCAAGAAATGAAGCATATTTACATTTAAGTGATGATGTTGATTATGTAATGTATGTAGATAGTGATGATTGGTTATTAAATGAGAATGCTTTAAATGATATAAATAGAGCATTGATAAATAGACCAGATGTATTATTTATAGGAATGTCAGATTACAAGAATAAAAAAACAGCAGAATGTTATGAGCCAGATTATAAAGATAAGTATGAAGCAATAAAAGGTTGGAGTGGTAGCTGTGGTAAAGTAATAAAGAAATCATTAGCAACTAGACAAGAATGTTTATATGCAGAAGGAACATTAAAAGAAGATAGAAATCAACATAGAAGAATATGCATTTATATGAATAGTTTTGAATTATTAAAAAAACCTTTATATGTATGGAATAAAAGTAACAATAAATCAGTAACAACAATAAGAACTATAAATCCGTTATGGGAAACAAGTACAATAAGACAATATGCTGATATAATGTTGTTATATTTACAACAAAAAGGAAAAGATAGCAAGATAGATAATATATTGAAAGATGCTGTAAATAAATGTAAAAGAGAAATGGAAGAAGGTGGAGATAAACAATGGTAGAAACTTATGTAATATTAGCAGATAGCAATGATAAAACATTTGATATACCAAGACAATTAGTTGAAATAAATGGAGAGCCACTAGTAAAAAGAACAATTAGACTATTAAAAGAAAATGGTGTAAAAAATATAATTATAAATGCAAAGGATAAAAGATTTGATAATTTAGGTGCAATAAGATTTGAAACTAATAAAAGTGATTATGATTATGAAACAGGAAGAGGATATTGGTTAAACGCATTCCCATATGAGTTAATGAATGAACCAGTATGTTTTATATGGGGAGATGTATATTTTAGTGAAGATGCTATAAAAAAGATAGTAAATACAGAAACAGATAGTACATTATTCTTTTGTAGTTATAATAATAAAAGTACAGATTATATAAAACATCACGATGAGCCATTTGCATATAAAATAGAAGATACAGAATTATTTAAGAAACATATAGAAATAGTAAAGAAATTATATGATGAAGGAAAAACAATAAGAAATCCAATAGTATGGGAAGTATATAGAAGTATAAATGGAATAGATGTAAATACACATATATTAAGAGGAAATTGTGAAATAATAAATGATATAACTTGTGATATTGATAGTAGGATAGATGTTGATAAGTTAAATCTTAAATTCAATACAAATGTTAATAAAAAGATGTCAATAATAATAGCATATTATAATACTTATGAATTAACAGAAAAGCTATTAGAAGTTTTAATACCACAATTAAATAATGATGTAGAAGTAATATTATGTGATGATGGATGTAATGAAACTAGATTAGATAAATATAAAGATAAAATAAATATAATACATTTATCAGAGAATAAAGGTGGAGCATTTGCAAGTAATGAAGCAATAAGACATTCACATGGAGAATATATAGCACATATTGATAGTGATGATATGATAACAAATGATTATGTTGAAACTTTATTAAAAGCAATAGATGAATATAGAACAGACACAATATTTATGGATTGGCAAGACATGGGAAATGGAATGATAGTAAGAAGACCTAATAATTATGCACCTTGGAAAGCGATTTATAAAAGAAATATAATGCCTTTATTTCCAGAAGGAAGAAGATATAGTTATGATGTACCTTTTTATGATGAATTAAATAGTAGAGAATATACAAAACATTATTTAGATAAAGTATTATATTTTTATAATTCAATTAGACCAGACAATTTAACACATAAAAAAGCAGAAGAAATGAAGAAAGGAGGAAATTAAAATGATTAAAGTAGAAGTATTAGAAAATTTTACATTTGGAAAATATGATGAAATTAAAGATACATTATTAAGTAAATCAAATGTACAACAAGGAAAATTATTTGCAGGAGATATATTTGATTGTAATAAAGAAATAGCAGACTATTTATTAGGAAATAATCCTATAAAGAGAGCAGTTGTAAAAGTAATAGAAATAATACCTGAAAAAGAAAAGAAAGAAATAACTAAAAAACAAATAAAATCAAAAAAACTATTGCAAAAAAATAGTGATTATGGTAATATATAAGTGAGGTAAACTAATGATAGAATTTAGATGTCAAAATTGTCAAAGATTATTATTTAAAGGCAGATATACAGGAATAATACAAATAAAATGTAATAAATGTAAAGAAATAAATGAAATAGAATGCCAAGAAAAAAAGAGCATCAGTCCTAGTAAATAGGATTGGTGTTTTTATTTATTAGTTTATAATATTTATATAAAAGGTTAACGCACCTTAAAAGCGGAATATTTAAGCCTAACTTAATGGCTATAAAAGAAAAGGAGAAAATGTTATGGAAGATAACAAAGACATTGTTACAAACAATGGAGAAACAGGAGATGTAAAACCTGCTGAAAAAACATATACAGAACAAGATATTCAAAATTCATTTAATGCTGGTGTAAAAAAAGCAAATAGTGACTGGCAAAAAGATGAAAAATATAAAGAATTTCTTGACTGGAAAAAAACAAATCAAAATGATAGTGAAAAAATAAATGAATTAACAAACACAAATGCAAGTTTAACTAATGAAATTAAATTACTAAAAGCACAAATTCAAGTTGATAATAGTAATTGTAAAAAAGAATTTAGTAAATTTGTTACAAGTGAGGTTATGAGTTTAGTTAATGACACTAATGATTTTGAAACTGCATTAAAAGATTACAAAAAAAATAATCCTCAATATTTTGGGGAAACAGTAATAACAAAAACACAAACTGCACCAAGCTTAAATAATGGTGGTACACAACCACAAACAACATCAAATATTATGAATAATTTGATAAGAGGTGCAAGAAATATTTAATTTTAGGAGGTAAATAAAATGGCAGTTATTGCAAGAACAGATGTAGATAGCTTAATTGAAACACAAGTAGCTAATGAAATTTTTGAAGGAGTAATTAAAGACTCAAAAGCATTATCAATGTTTAAAAGATTACCTAATATGACAAGTGACAAAACAAAATTAAGAGTACTAGATAGTTTACCAGTTGCTTATTTCGTAGATGAAAGTACAAACAATGGTAGAAAAAATACAACTAAAATGGCATGGGATAAAAAATATATCAATGCAGCAGAATTAGCTGTAATAGTACCAATAAAAGAGAATGTATTAAATGATGCATCAATCGATATTTGGTCAGAAGTTAGACCAAGAATAGTAGAAGCATTTGCTAAAAAAATAGACAATGCAATGTTCTTTGGAGTTGATAAACCAACAGATTGGAGAGCAGGTTTAGTTCCATCTGTAATTTCAGCAGGAGCAGAAGTAGATGAAACACAAAACGGATTATATTCAGACATCAATGATGTTATGACAAAAGTTGAAGAAAGTGGATATGATGTAAATGCTATATTAGGTGGAGTTGGATTAAAAGGTAAATTTAGAATGATGACAGATACAACAGGTCAACCACTAAATACAACTGAAATAGGTTCTGTAAGAAGAGAATTTATGGATAATGGTGTATGGGATAAAACAAAATCAACATTAATCGCAGGAGATTTCTCTCAAGCAGTTTATGCAATTAGACAAGATGTTACATATAAAATATTAGACCAAGCTGTAATTCAAGATACAGATGGTTCTATCTTATACAATTTAGCACAAGATGACATGGTTGCATTAAGAGTTGTAATGAGATTAGGATGGGAAATTCCAAATCCAGTAAATGCATTAAATGAGACAAGTGCAAGATTTCCATTTGCTTCATTAAAACCAGCATCAACACCAAGTTTATAAAATATAAATAAAGGAGGCACTTTATAATGGATTTTACTAATCAATATTTAAGTTATCAAGAATATAAAGATTTAGGAGGTACATTAGAAGAAGTGCCTTTTAATGAATTAGAATTTGAATGTAGAAGAATAATAGATAGCAGAACACAAAATAGATTAAAAAATGTAAGTGAAATTCCACAAGAAGTGAAAATGCTTGAATATAGAATGTTAGATACAATACAGCAATATTATATATCATTAAAAACATCACAAACAGGAGTAAAAAGTGAAAATACAGATGGTTATTCAGTAACATATATATCATCAAGTGAAATAGGGCAATTAATAAATAATAAATCAAATGAATTAGATGATTTAATTTTATCTTACCTTTTTGGAGTAATTGTAAATAATGAGCATATATTATATTTAGGAGTGTGATAATATGATTACAAATAATACAATAACTTATTATCATAAAGTGTTAAATAATACTACTAAGCTTGAAGAATGGAGTAAAGTTGTATTCCAAAATGTATGGACATTTATTAATATAGAAGCAATGAATAACAAAGGTTATGAGAATGCTAATGTAATTAATGTAAGAATACCATTTTATGAAGTGCAAGATAGAAGTATATTTGATATAGGGGATATAATTGCAATTGGAGAACAGGATGATATTCAGAGACAAACCGATTTAAAAGGTAAACAATTCTATAATGTAACAAGTGTAAATATAAATACATATGGGAATAATCCACATATACATTTAGGAGGCAAATAATGAAAATGAAGCCTATATCTAGTATAAAAGCCAATTTAGGAATAGAAACTAATGGTAGAGTACAAAGATTTTTTACAGATACTTGTTATAGACATATGAATAAATATGTACCACAAGATACAGGAATGTTAAGAACAAATGTTGATAAAGGAGCAAATTATATTACCTATGAAAGTCCTTATGCACACGCACAATATGTAGGAATAGTGCATGGTAGTCCAGTAAGGAATTATACAACACCAGGAACAGGACCATATTGGGATAAAAGAATGTGGAGTGCAGAAAAAGATAGTGTAATTAAAGAGGTGCAAAATTATGTCAATAGATAATTTAAGAATAACCAAGTTAAGAGAATATTTAATGAATATAATAAGTTCTTTAAATAAAGAATATGAACAAATTAATATTAACTTTTTAAGTAATGATATAGATAATTATTCAATAGATAAAATACCAACAGATACAGAAGGTAGTAGTTGGATAATAGGAAATATATTACAAAGAGAAGTATATTCTTTTAGAAGTAGAATGAGTTATAGTGCTGATGTTATATCTAATATAGAAAATGTAGGATTTTATGAAACATTTGAAAAAATAATTAAAAGCAACAATGAATTAAATATATTGCCAGATATAAATGGCATAGAAAGTATAAAATGCTTAAATTGTGGAACTATGAATAATGCAAACACAAATACAGCAGAATTTGATATACAAATACAAATAGAATATAGAGATGATGGAGAAAATCCAATAATACCATCATTATAAGGAGGTAAACAATGAAACCAATAGCAAAAATTGATTGTAATATAAATGGCATATATTATTCTAAAGGAGAAGAAATAAAAGTAGATACTTTAGAACAATTAGTTAAGTTAAATGAAAAAGGATTTATTGAACCTCTAACTATGAAAGAAATACAAGATTATTTTAAAGTTAAGAAATTATTTAAAAAAGAGGAGGAATAGAAAATGGGATTAGCAGTAGTACCAAGTGATATTGAAAAAATAAAAAGAAGTCAATTTATCACTTTCCTTGATACAACACCATCAGGAACTAACAGAACATGGGCAGTATTAGGAGTTGGAGTTGATGAATATTCAGTAGCATATAATCCACAAGTTGATACTGAAAAGTGGATAGTAGAAGATAATGCAAGAAATGACCACACTTCTAATCAAAAACAAGGTTCTGTAACACAAAAATGTTATAAGAATGACCCTGAATTTGCATTTATTGCAGCAGGTAGAGACCAATTAAATTATAAAACAAAAGTATTAGATGTTGATACATGGAGTGGTTCTGTTGGAAATTATCCAGCAACAATGTCAGATGCAATTATAACAGTTACTTCTTATTCAGGAGAAGAAATTGAGTATGATATATATTATAATGGAGATGCAGTTGTAGGAACAGCATCAATTTCAGATGGAGTACCTTCATTTACACCATCAACAAGTTTATAATTAAGAATAATCTATAAAGGCGAAGGCATAATTATTTGCCTAGCCTTTTTTTTAAGAAAGAAAGGAATGTGAATAAATATGACAGACAATATTATTCAATTAAAAGAAAATAAAGATATATTAAGATTAGGAATAAGAGATGCAAAAGGAAATGATACAGGAGAATATTTAGAATTTAATTTAGAGGACATAGAATTACCATTAAGATACCAAGAGATATTAGAAGAAGATAAAAAGAATAGAGCATTTTTAAAAAATCAATTTACAATAATAGATAAAAAAGAAGACCATAAAGGGAAGAAGCTATTAAGTGCTAATGAAGAAGCAAAAATAAAAGCTATGAATGATTTTTACAAAAAAGAAATTGAAATATACAATATGTTTTTAGGAGAAAGAGGAGTAGAAAAACTTTTAAATGGTAGAAAAATAAGTTGGAGTACATTAGATGAAATAGATGAAATTATAGAAACAGCAATTTTACCACAATTAAAAGTAAATGCACAAAGTATAAAAGAAAAGATAATGAAAAAATATTCTAATAAAAGAGATGATATAATTGAATAAACCACAATATGTAAAAGTAGATGACATAGAATATAAAATTAATACAGATTTTAGAGTGGCATTAGAGTGTAATAAGATAGCATTAGATGAAAGTATAGGGGAATTAGAAAGACCATTAGCAATAATTTATAAATTATTTGGAGAACACGGCCTAGATTGTGAGAATAAACAGAGATTAGTCGAACTAGCTATGAGATATATATCATTAGGTAGAGAACAAAACAGCCTAAAAACGCATCCTAGTGATAAATTTGAAATCGATTTTGAAAAATGTAAAGGATTAATATCATCAAGCTTTAAATTTGATTATAAATATGACCCTTATGAATTAGAATATTTACATTGGTATGATTTTTATAATGATTTAGAAAATTTAAGTACAAGTGAAATGGGAAATTGTTGTATATTAAATAGAGTAATAACTATATTAAATCAAGATGCAAGTAAGATAAAAAATAGTAAAGATAAACAAAGTTTAGTAGAAGCACAGAATATGCTTAAAGAAAAATATTGTAGAATTGAGAAAAAAGAAATGACAAGTAAACAAGAAGAAAGTGCGAAGGCATTTTATAAACAATTAGGTATAGAATGGTAGAAAGGAGGAAAATATGGATGGTTGGATTACAATAGGCACAAAAGTTGACAATAAACATTTTGATAGACAAATAGAAGAATTAGAAACAAAGATAAAACAAATAGAAAAAGATTTATCATTAGGTTTAGAGCAAGGTGCTTCAGAAAAAGCAATAAAAAGAATGCAATTAGATTTAGAAAAAGCTAAAAATAAATTAGTTCAATTAAATACTCAAAAAGCTAAATTAGAAAAAACAACTGGAATAGATAATTTAGGTAAATCATTTAGAAGTTCAATTAAAAGTGCAGGTAAATTAGCATTAGCCATATTTGGTATAAGAAGTGCATATATGTTAGTAAGAAGAGCATCAAGTGATTTAGCAGGATATGATGAACAATATGCAACTAATTTAGAGTATATAAGATTTGTATTAACACAAACAATAGCACCAGCACTTAAATATATAGTAGAATTAGCAGGACAATTATTACAATATATAGGAGCAATAACACAAGAATTATTTGGATTTAATGTATTTGCAAATGGTAGTGTAGAAGCATTTAAGAAAATGAAAAATAATGCAAAAGGAGTAGGAAAAGCAGTAAATGATTTAAAGAAACAACTTGCAGGATTTGATGAATTAAATGTATTAAAAAATGATAGTAGTAGTGGTGGTGGAATTGTTTCTCCGTCATTTGATGTTACTGCATTAGAAGGACAAGGAAAAGATTGGATGACTAAAATAGCTGATTGGATAAAAAGTAATCAAGGAATAGTTTTAGCAGCAATAGGAGGACTTATAACAGCTATTGGAATAAAATTTGCAGCATTACCAGTAGTAATAACAGGTATATTAGGAATAATTTGGGGATTATTTGTACAAAATTGGGATAATATTAAATCATGGATACAAGGTGGAATTGATTGGCTATTTGGACAATCAGACACAGTATATGCATATTGTGGAGAAATAATAACTACTATATATAATATATTTGTTGAAGGATTGCAATTAATATTAAATTATGTAGATGTTATAGTACAAAATGTAAAAAGAACATTCAATAATTTTATGGAATTTTTTCAAGCAATATTTGTTGGAGATTGGGCAACTGCATGGAAAAAGATATTAGATATAGCAACAAATCCATTAGTATTTTTAAAAGATTTATGGGGAACAATATTAGGATTTTTTGAAAATACATTACAACATTTAACAGACTTTTTAAGTGGTAAAAGTGATTGGGTAAGGTCAACATTTGGAGACTTAATAGGAGATTTATATGATAATTTTGTAAAGAATATAACTATTGTTAAAGATTTATTGAGTACTTATATTTCTAACATCAAAACAATACTAGAGAATGTAATATCATTTATAAAGAATGTATTTACAGGAAATTGGTCAGAAGCATGGAAAAATTTACAAAATATATTTATTGCAGTATTTCAAAATATAGGAAAAACAATAACAAGTATATTACAAATAGTATGGAATAATGTAAGTTCATGGGCAACATCAATAGGAAAAGCAATAGGAGATGCAGTAAGTGGAGCATTTAAATTTGTAGTTAATGGTATATTAAGTATGATAGAAAATACATTAAATGGACCAATAAGAACTATAAATAGATTGTCGGATGATATAAGTGCTTTTACAGCAGGTATAATTAGATTACCTAAAATAAGTACATTTAAATTACCAAGATTAGCAGTTGGTGGTATAGTAAATATGCCAAACACAGGAACATTAGTAGGAGGAGCAATAGCAGGAGAGAGTGGTAGAGAAGGTGTTTTACCATTAACTGATACACAAACAATGGCAGAATTAGGAAGAGAAATAGGTAGATGGATTACAATTAATGCAAATATAACAAATACAATGAATGGTAGAGTAATAAGTAGAGAATTAAAACATATACAAAATGAGCAAGATTTTGCTTATAATACATAATAGGAGGTGCAAAAATGTTTATTAATAAAGATAGCATAATGTTAAATAATATATCAATGGGGCAATATTTATTAAGTGCTAAATATGAATATAATAAATTATGGGGAAGTGATACAGGAAGAAATTTAGCAGGGAAAATGACAGGAACACTTGTAGGAATATTTCCTAAACTAACATTAACATTTAGAAAATTAACACAAACAGAAATGAATATTATTGCACCAATATTAGATAGTGCAAATCAAACACTTGTATATTATGACCCTACAAAAAATGCAAATACAACATTAACAACATATACAGGAGATTGGAGTTATGAGAATAAAAGAATAGTTGATAAAAATGATAGTTTTTCTTGCACATTTATATCAACAGAAAAGAGGTTATAGATGAAACAGCATACAAGTCAATTAAAAACCATTGTTAAAACTATGGGAAAAGAATTAGACAGCATAATTACTTATGGAAATACAACATTACATGATGAATTATATTCTATATCAGTATTATATGAAGGAAATATGCTTAAATCTATAATGAAACAACTAGATATAGAAAGTTCAGTAGATATAGAAATTAACACAATATTAAATTACAGATTAGGAATAAAAGTAGGAGAAGATTATGAATATTTAGATTATGGTAATTTTGTAGTAACAAAGTCAGAAAAGCAAGAAGATACAAATACATATAAAATAACTTGTTATGATAAAATGGTATATTCTATGAAAGAATATGAAAGTTTAGATATTCAATATCCTATTAAAGTAAAGAATTATTTATCAGCAATAGCAAGTACATTAAATCTAACATTAAAGAATACAACATTTTATAATCAAGATTTGTATATACAGAAAGATTTATATGAAGGATTAGGATATACTTACAGAGATATATTAGATGAAATAGCACAAGCAACAGGAAGTATAATTATAATAAATGAAGATGATAAATTAGAAGTAAAATATCCTACAATAACAGGAGATACAATTAATGAAGAATACCTTAAAGACATAAATGTAACATTTGGAGAAAAATACGGACCAATAAATTCAGTTGTATTAAGTAGAGCAGGTGGAAGTGATAGTATATATGCACAAGATAGTGAAAGTGTACAACAAAATGGATTATGTGAAGTAAAAATACAAGACAATCAAATAATGAATGACAATAATAGAAGTGATTTTTTACCAGGATTGTTAAGTGCTTTAGATGGATTAGAATATTATATAAATGATTTTTCAAGTACAGGAATATGTTATTATGATATTTATGATAAATATAATATACAAATAGGACAAAATACATATAATTGTTTAATGTTAAATGATGAAATAAATGTAACATCAGGATTAGAAGAATTAATACATGCAGATATGCCAGAACAAAGTGAAACAGATTATACAAAAGCAGACAAAACAGATAGACAATTAAATAAAACATATATCATAGTAGATAAACAGGAACAAACAATAGAAGCAGTAGTAGAGAATGTAGGAGAACAAAATCAAAAGATAGCAAGAATATCACAAGATATTGATGAAATTAAATCTGAAATACAAGATATAGCAGATGTTACAGAAAGTGAAGAAAGTAATTATGCATCAGTCTCAATTGAAAAGGTAAATGAAAGTGAGCCAGTAAGAGTAGTAGTGCATCCAATATTAACTAATATAAGTTATTTATATCCAAGGAATAATTTATATCCAAGTGATAATTTATATATGCCAATAAGAAGAATAAGATTTATAAGAACTTATGAAGAAGATGAAGAAACAAAAACACAAAATATAGATTATGATTTACCAATGGATTTATTATATTATGATAGCGAAAATTATGATGAATTTATATTAGATTATGGAAGTCAAACTTGTGTAATTAATAAAAAAATAGGATATAATGCAGATGGAACAACATATATATTACAAAGTCCACAAACAATTGAATTACCTTATCCATATATACCATTAGGAGACGGAAATTATACAATAACAATATTAGGATATAATCAAGGATATATATTTGTAAGATTAATGGTACAAAACTTATATACAGACCAATTTGCAACAAAGATAGAATTAAATAGTGCAATTACACAAACAACACAAAGTATTAATTTAAGTGTAGATGAAAAATTAACAAATTATAGTACAACAAATGAAATGAATAGTGCTATTAATGTAAAGGCAGATGAAATAACAAGTAGTGTAAGTAATACATATGAGACGAAAGATAATGCTAATAATAATTATCAAAACATAAATAATAATTTAACAACAAATTATTATACAAAGACACAAACTAATTCACAAATAGACCAAAAAGCAGACCAAATTACTTCTAGTGTAAGTGCAACATATATAACAAAATCAGATAGTGCAACGAATATAGCAAATGCAAAATCAGAAGCTATTGCAAGTGCAAATAGTACAACAGATAGTAAATTAACAAATTATAGCACAACTACACAGATGAATAGTGCTATAAATCAAAAAGCAAATCAAATTACACAAAGTGTTAGTGAAACTTATGAAACAAAGAGTGATAGTGTTAGTCATATTGCAACAGCTAAAAATGAAGCTATAAATAGTGCTAATTCAAGTACAGACCAAAAATTAACAAGTTATTCAACAACAACACAAATGAATAGTGCAATTGACCAAAAAGCTAATCAAATAACAACATCAGTTAGTCAAACTTATTCAACAAAGACAGAAACAACAAATGCAATAAATAGTATAGATGTAGGTGGAAGAAATTATGCTTTAGGTACTGGAACAGCAGTAAGTGTATTAGGTTCTAATATAAATAATCAAACAGGCAGATTATATAATTTATCATTAACAAAAGAAGAAATAAATGCAATAGAAAGTGATAAATTATTAATATCATTTGATATAGAGATATCAAATCAAATTACAACAGATAGTCCTGATATATATATAGGACAATATAATAGTCCTTATCAAAGAGTAAGTGTATTAGAAAAACAAGCAGGGAAATATCATAAAGAAATAAAATTATCTAATAGAAATTGGACAACAAATGTAATAGGGTATAGATTAAATTATATTAATACTAATTGTACAATTAAATTTTCAAATGTTAAATTTGAGATAGGAAATAAATACACAGATTGGACACCAGCACCAGAAGATGTAAATACAGAATTAACAACAAACTATTATACAAAATCAGTAATAGACCAAAAAACTGATGCCATTAATTTAGAAGTGGAGGGTAAATTTGATGAAGAAGATTTTACAGGAGCGAATATTATGCTTGCTGTCAATAATGATAGTAGTAGTGCTACTATTAATGCAGACAAGATTTCATTGTCTCGGAAAAACAATTGATATGACAACAGATGATATAGTAATTAGCAGTACTAATTTTAATGTAGATAAAAATGGAAATATGAGTTGTTCTAATGCTAATGTAAGTGGAACAATAACAAGTAATAATGCAACAATAACAGGTGGAAGTATAAAGTTAATTGATAATAGTGGTGGAAGTAATTCTTCTTTACAAATAAAAAATTCTTCTGAAAACCAAGAAAGTTATTATTCTTCAGGGGAATTAACAATGTACGGAGAAGATGGTTCTGTATTTCTTGATACAGGTGTACTTACAGGAGACCCTTGGCTATATTTACAAAATAATAATAATAATTTGTCAACAGCAGTTGGAGCATCTAGCATATTAACACCAAAAGTAAGAATAGCTAATGAAGGTTATGCTATGTATGGAAAAAATTATGGAAATGACCATATATATAGATGTAATTGGACAGGTTCAAGACTAGAGTTTTGGGTTGATGCTACAATGGTAGGAACTGTATCTGATAAGAGACTTAAATCTGAAATAAAAGATATTGATGAAGATTTTATTAAAGCAATAAAAGAAATAGAAATGAAACAATTCAAAATTGATAATAGAAATGGACTTATATCTTTTGGTATAATTGCACAAGACTTAATGGAAATATTTAAAAAATATAATAAAAATCCATTTGACTATGAAATAGTACAAGAGACAAAATATAAAGATAATGATGATACAATATATTATGTAATAAATTATGAGCAATTTTTAGTATTAAAAACAAAAGCACAAGATTTAGAAATACAAGAATTACAAGCAAAAGATAAAGAAAAAGACAATCTAATACAAGACTTACTAAAGAGAGTTGAGAAATTAGAGAAAGGAGAAAAATAATGGTAAAAATTCAATTTAAAAATCTTCCTGATACTACAACACCAGTTAATGCAGACAACTTAAATGCAATACAAACAAATACAGAAAATGCAATAAATGAAGTAGATGGGAATATAGATTTAGCAACAAAGACAATATTATCAACAACAAGTGGAAAAAATCAAGAAATAACAGGTTGTGCAGGTGCAAGTGGAAAGATAAATATAGAAAGTGGAGAAACATATCAAGCACAATATGAAGGAAATCAATTAGTCGATTTTGCAAATGCTTTTAGTACAAGTAGAAGTACATATAGTTTCGTTAATGATATTCTTACAATAGAAAGTGATGGAACAGAAGATGGTGGTTACAATCAAGTAAGTTATAATATCAATGATTTTGTAAAAAACAATCCTCGGTAAAGTATTAAAAGTATCTTATAAGAGTGTTGATTTATCAAATTTTAATTCTACTTCTAATGTGGTTGCACAAATAGTTATAAATGGTTCTCAATTTACTCAAGTAGCCAGAAAAAACACAGATACTTCATTAACTGTTACAAATTATACAATACCAGATGATACTTCAAGTATAAATTCTGCTAGATTTATAGTTTATACAAATAATACAACTACACCAACAGCAAGTAAAACCATAATAGAAGAACCAATGCTACAATTTGGAACAGAAGAAAAAGACTATGAGCCATTTGTAGGTCGGAGTTTCAGCACCTTCACCAAATTATCCACAAGAAATAGTGAATATAGGAAGTAATATAAATTTATTTGATGGAGAATTAGAACAAGGCTCAATAAATGGAGAAACTGGTGCAAATGCTACAAGTTCTTCAATTATAAGAACTAAAAATTATATAACAATACCTAATGGAGTAGAAAAATTAAGAATTATAAGAACAAAAGTAGGAAGTTCTAGTTATGCAATAGGATTGAGATTTTATGATAGTAGCCAAACTTATTTAAGTGCTGCTACATATAATTACAAGTATAATTATATAGATATTGATATTATTAATAATGCTAAATATTTAAGATTTGTAGATTTATCAAATGATTTAACAAATAAATACAAAGTAACAACTGATTTAGGTAGTTGTGGATATACACCAACAAATATAGGTGGTATAGATTATGAAGTAAAAAATAAAAGCATATTTGGAGGATATTTATATACAGCAACAAGTGGTAATGTAACGTATACAACAAATCCAGATGGGACTGTTTTAGCTAATGGTACAGCTTCTGGAACAAGTTTATCTTTATCAAGTACAACAGCAATAGCTAATGGCTATACAAGAATATTAAAAGCAGGTAGCTATAAATTATCTGGAGGTACTTCTAAAAATTCAGTTCAAATAATAAGTACAATCGGAACTTCAATAGCAAATACTGGAACAAGTACAAATATTAAAACATTTACTTTAGAACAAGATACTGAATGTTTTATAAGAATACAAGGAAAAAGTGGAGAAACATTTACAAATTATGTTGTATATCCAATGTGTACTAAATCAGATTTACCTGAAAATTATGTAAGTTATAAAGATTGTATTCACACAATACCATTACCAACAGGAATGGAATTTTGCAAATTAGGAACATATAAAGATTACCCATATAAAAAAGATGGCAGATGGTATAAACATAAAGAGATAGGTAAAGTAGTTTTAACTGGAGATAATGAAGGTTGGAGTATAAGTGGCACAGGGACAGCTAATTGGTTTTATCAAAGTGGAAATGTTTTAATAAGTAGTCCTGCAAATACAACAGAAGTTGTTAGACAGAATGATTTATGTAATAGATATATGTATGCACAAATTACAACAGGGAATACTGATACAGGATTTTGGGTATTAACAAATCAAATAAGAATAAGATATGGAACAGAAGATACAATAGAGAATTTTACAACTTGGTTATCAAATAATAATGTAATAGTATATTATATATTAGCAAATTCAGTAGAAGAAGAAATAACAGACAAAGATACTATATATTATTTAGAGCATTTTCCAATATATAAAGAATATACAAATATAGAATGTATAAATGATGTAAAACCTGATATGCACATAGATTATTTGTATGACAACGAAGTTAATAATTATTGGGGAAAAGAATTAGATAGTTTAGCAGAAAAATTACATGATTTACAAAATTCTTAAAATAGGAGAACTTATGGAAGATATAATAATATTAGATGAAGGACAAATAAATAGTACTATTATAATTATAAAAAAATAAATAAAAACATTTACAAAATTGTAAAATTGTATTATAATTAAGGTGTAAATATAGGAGGACAAAAGAAGATGGAAGAATTTGTTAGTAGAGCTGAATTTAATCAGTTAAAAGAAGAAGTTAATGAAATAAAACAAGAAATGTCAGAAAGCTCAAAGTTATTACAAGCGATAGATAAGAAGATTGATGTAATAAACGAGAAAATTGTTTCATCTGATAAAATTGACACTCTTAAATTTGCACCTTTAGAAAAAAGAGTAGATACACTAGAAGAAAGCCAAAAATGGTTAAGAAGAACTATTATTGGTGCAATAATTACAGTAGTAATTGGTGCAATAGTATTTGTTCTAAAGGGAATGAACTAAAAGGTAAAGGAGGGTAAAATGGTATTATGTTAGAGATATTGGTAGGACAAATTCCTGAAGCAGTATACTTTTCATTATTTCTAATTTATGCAAAAAATTTAAAAGAGAAAAGATTGATATTTACTATTCTAATGGTGTTAGAATATTTATTTTTAAAACATATAATTCATTTGAATTATAATATATTATTTCAAA